GAGGGGTGCCCGTGGCAGTGCCTAGACGACATGCTGAGCGAGGAGTGGGATCACGAGCTTGGAGGGAAGCTTTCGATCCGCTTGATGGCCGTCGACACCGGAGACCAGACCAGCACGGTCTACCAGTGGTGTTCCCGGCACCCCGGATCGCGGGTGATGGCCGTGAAGGGACAAAAAGAGGGCTACGCGCAGATCGTGGGACCGCCCACACAAACGGGATCGACGAAGGCAGGAAAGAAGAGTCGCACGGCTCTCAACCTGTGGCCCGTGGGCGTGGCCAAAATCAAAGAGGAACTTTATGGCTGGCTGAAGCAGGAGCGTCCGACGGCTGAGTCAGGCGCGGAAATGCCCTGGGGTTGGTGTCACTTCCCCGAGTATCCAGAGGAGTACTTCAAACAGCTCACGGCCGAGGAGCTGATCCCGGTGTACCACCGCGGGTATCGCCGGCACGTCTGGGAGGTCACACGCAAGAACGGGCGCAATGAAGCGCTCGACTGTCGTGTTTACGCGAGGGCGGCGGCCTATGTGCTGCTCGTCGACAAGTGGAGCCCGGAGAACTGGGAACAAATCGCGAAGGATGCGGGCATCGGGACCAGGTCTCACAGTTCCGCGAAACAGTCGACCACTGGTCCATTGGTAAAGAAACCGAAAAAGCAGCGGCGAGACGACGACCCCTGGCTGTAGTCGCCCCGGCGCTGCGCTGACCAGTAGCAACGCCGGGAACACGTGGCCGACCCCCTTCAAATTGCCGAACTTCGCACGAAGATCGCGGAGGCGAAAACCGCCCTGCACCGACTCATGCTCGGCGACAAGGAGGTTGAGGTCAATTTTGGGGTGAACCGCGGGACGAAGTGGGCGCAGGCGAATCCAGACAAGTTGCGCGCCTACATCAATGAGCTGGAGACCGAGCTTGCCGGAATGGTCGGGGGCGGTGCGCGGCCTCGCGGTCCAATCTACCCGATGGGGGACGCTCGGTGACGATAGCCCTGCTAGACCAGCACGGGCAGCCGCTCGCGAGCCAGGCGGATACCGCGCACTATGCGGCCAGCCGGGTGGCGCGCGAGTTGAAAGCCTGGGATCCTGGGCTGGCGTCTCCAGACGCTGACCTGTGGGGCGAGCTGGACACCCTGGTCGCGCGCCAGCGGGACATCGTCCGCAACCATGGCCTGGCCAGCGGCGCGATTCAGACCCTCGTCGACAACGTGATCGGCACGGGATTCCGACTTGCCCCCAAGCCCAACATCCGCGTGCTCGGATGGGACCGGGAGAAGGGCCGCGATTGGGCGCGCGACGTGGCGGCGCAATTTCGGACCTGGGCGGACACAAGGGACTGCGACATCACCGGCGAGATGAATCTGGGGAGCATGACCTCCCTGGCGTTCCGCACGGGCCTCATGCACGGCGAGGCGCTGGCGCTGCCCTACTACTTGCCGAGGCCAGGAACCCCGTGGCGCACGCGCCTGCAGCTGGTGGACCCTGACCGCCTGGGCACACCGGGCGACAAGGTGGGAGACCCAACGGTGCGCATGGGCATCGAGGTCGACACCTACGGCGCCCCGGTGGCGTACTACGTGACCAAGCGGCACCCCTTCGACATCGGGCCCGCGATGTTCGGTCTCGCGGAGTATGAGCGGATCCCGGCCCGGACGTCCTTTGGCCGGCGCCGCGTGCTCCACATCCATGACCGCGAACGCACGGGCCAGACCCGGGGCAAGCCGATCATGTCCTCGGTGCTGCCACGTTTCCGCATGCTGAGCGACTACCAGCGGAACGAGATGAAGAGCGCGATCGTCAACAGCATGATCGCGGCCTTCATCGAAAGCCCGATGAACAGCGAGCAGCTGCTCAACCTGTTCGGAGGCCCATCGGCGGATCCTCAGACAGGTTTCAAAAAGTACCAGGACGAGCGGGGTTCATGGGAAGCCAAGTTAGACGGCGGGGCGATCATTCCGATGTTTCCTGGGGACAAGATCACGCCGTTTACGCCGAACCGGCCCAACAACGTCTACAAGGACTTCATCGAGACGATCGTCAGGGAAATTGGTGTCGCCACCAACATGCCCTACGAGTTGATCATGAAGGACTTTTCCAAGACCAGCTATGCGGCCGTGCGCGCGGCGCTGATGGAGGCCTGGCGGTTCTTCGCCGGCCGGCGGAAGTGGATGATCGACTATTGGCTTCAGCCGGTCTACGAGTTGTGGCTGGAAGAGGCGGTGAACCGCGGGGTGGTGGTCGCGCCTGGCTTCTACGAGAACCGCGCGGCCTACTGTGACTCGCAGTGGATTGGATCCGCGAAGGGCTACGTCGATCCGGTCCGAGAGGCCCAGGCCGCGGAAGATCGGATGCGCATCGGCGTGTCCACCCTCGAGCGCGAGGCCGCCGAGCAGGGGGCGGACTGGGAAGAAATCCTCGAGCAGCGCGCCCACGAGCTGGAGATCATGCGCAAACTGAAGATCCCGCTGTCTGCCGTGGGCGCGGCCCGGAACGCCGGGGATGTCGTCGAAGGATCTCCCCCTGACGATGGCAACGACAACAGCGACAAGCCAGCGCCCGGGCAGGGCGAGAAGGTGCAACAGCCATGAGAGACGCCAGCGCCCTTGCGGCGATTCTGGGCCCCGAGTGGGCCATCTTGCCCGACGCCATGCGATCGATGATCGCGATCGTCGAAGGTGGAGGCGATCCCGCGGCGGTGGAGGCTCGCCTTGGCAGGCCACTGGAGAACTCGCACCGGGTGGAGATGCGCGGCAGTGTCGCGGTCATCCCGGTGGTGGGCCCGCTGTTCCGCCACGCGAACATGCTCACCGAGGTGAGCGGGGCCACCAGCTACGGGATGATCGCCCAGGACCTGCAACAGGCTCTCGACGATCCCGGGGTGAGTGCGATCGTGCTGAACATCGATAGCCCTGGCGGCGCGGCCAACGGTGTGGCCGAGCTGGCTTCGCACATTTTCGAGGCCAGGAATCGCAAAGAGGTGGTGGCCTACGTGGGCGGGACTGGCGCCAGCGCTGCCTACTGGCTGGCGTCGGCTGCCTCCCGAATCGTGGCGAACCGGACGGCGATGCTCGGATCCGTGGGCGTGGTCGTGGGCGTGCGCAAGGGGGATGGCCAACAGGAGATCGTTAGCAGCCAGAGCCCTTACAAGCGCGTGGACCCGTCCACCGCAGAGGGCAAGGCGCGGATTCAAGCCCTGGTAGACAACCTAGCGGCCATCTTCATCGAGGACGTTGCCAAGCACCGTAAGGTCGACGTGGCGCACGTTTCCACGAAGTTCGGCCGGGGTGATGTGTTGTTAGGTCAAGCCGCGCTCGACGCGGGGATGGTTGATGCACTCGGTACGTTCGAGGGCTTGATCGCCGATTTGCAGGAAAGGACCCACATGGAAAAGAAGATGACGATGAGCGCCGAGCAGTTGAGGACCGAGTATCCCGACCAGGTCGCGCAGATCCAGTCCGAGGCGGCGGCGGCGGCGAGGGCGGAGCTGGATGCTGCCAAGGCTGCAACCGCCACCGCTGTGGTCGCGGAGCGAGATCGTATCCTCGGCATCATCGACCACGCCGAGGCGAAAGATCGCGCTCCCCTAGCCCGGAAGCTGGCCGGCATGCCCACAATGAGTATTGAGGGCGCGGCCGAGATCATGAGCGCCACTCCCAAGGCGGTGGTGGTGCCGGTGGTCAAGACCCCCGGCGAGGAGTTCGAGGCCGAGATGCAGAGACATAACCCCGCGGTGAAGGCGGATCTGGCCACGGGCGCCAAAGAGGATGAAGAGGCCGCGTGCCTCGCGCGGATGCAGAAGTACTAATCGGGGCCCAAACAGGAGAAAGCAGACATGTTCAAGCCAGCAGGATTCACGGAAGAGGGAACGTATTCCCCGGATTTGCTGATCGCGGGCGACCACCCGATCCGCACCAAGGGAGTGACCCTCAAGACCACGTTGACGCTTTCCCGCGGGACGCTGGTCTACCTGAAGAGCGGGGAAAACCAGTACGAGGCATACGACGGCGGAACCATTACCGCTGGCTCGCTGTTGGGCATCCTCGTTTTGGATGTCAACACCGCGGGCGGCGCGGCTTCCGTGATGGTCTACATCGCGGGCGATTTCAACTCGAACAAAATCACGGTCGCATCTGGCGGAAGCCTCGCGACGGTGCGTGACCGCCTGGTGTCGCAGTCAATCTATCTCCACGATCCGGTCGCGGCCTAAACAGGGCGGACTGAAGAGAAAGGAACAGAGAGCATGGATATCTACGGAACCGGGTTTCTGAGCCGCGTCGTCCACAACCTGCAGCGTCCCCAGACTTTCTTCCTGTCCAACTTCTTCACCGAGGTTGAGCAGTCGAAGGACGAGACGATTTACTTCGATAAGGAGTTGGAGGACGAGAAGCTGCATCTCGCGCCCTACGTTCATCCCCTGGTCGAGGGCAAACTGGTGGAGACGGCCGGGTACAAGACCGAATCCTTCAAGGCGCCCTACATCAAGCAGAAGACCGTTCACGATCCGATCCGTGCGTTCCGCCGCATGGCCGGAGAAAAGATCGGAACTGGCCAGGAAATGGATCCCATGGCCCGCCGCGAGGCGTGCTTGAAGCGGGACCT